GTAGTTTCGGAAAAATAGTATTTGTAGCGTCCTCACATACAGTGCGTACGTTTGATGCATTGGCACGAAATATCAATGCGCGAACAGCGTCCCATGAAATCATAGGGCAAAAGCCAATACTTGAATTCTTGGGACCTGATGTGGACGATATCACATTTACGATGAACTTTAATAAGCTATTGGGCGTTGACCCTTTAAAAGAAATTGAAGAAGTGTCCAAGATGTGCCGAGAAGGTCAAGCTGAGCAGTTGATCATCAACGGTAAGCCATTTAGTGAACACAAATTACTGATCACCAGTATAAGCGCAGCTATGAATACGATTGATAATCGAGGCAATGTATTATCCGCATCTATCAATGTAACGCTGAAGGAAGCCCCAGATATTCCTAAAGTTGTAATCACACCTAAACAAGGAGGCGGTACAAATGCAAATTGACGTGAGCGCTCGCCTTGAAGGTATTGATTTTGCACCTAAGGATATCCTTACAGAAATTATTCAAAATGTACGAACAATTATTTCAACAACGCAATTTTCTGTACCACTTGATAGGCGGTTTGGTATTGATGGTACTGTCATCGATTTACCTTTACCGGTAGCAATGGCCAGAATATCTGCAGAGGTGATTCGTGCAATTACCGAATATGAACCACGATGCAGAGTTGTTTCAGTTGACTTCGAAGAAACGATTACGACTGATGCAGAAGAAGGGCGATTGACGCCTAAGGTATCGATTGCAATCAAAGATGAATGGCTAGAAAGGATAGGTGGCTATGAAGCAGTATAGAACTATCCAAGGCGATATGTGGGACGGTATAGCCTTTAAAGTGTATGGCAGTGAAGCGTATATGAATGTGTTACTAGAGGCTAATCAAGAGTACGCCCATTATGTTATTCTTCCTGCTAATCTTATTTTGAAATGCCCTGACGCAAATATAAGGGCTGCTATTAATTTACCACCGTGGAGGCGATAATAATGAATTTACCTGAAATTAACTTTGTCACGACGGACAAAGACGCCGTCGAAAAGGAAATATTCGCCCTCTACACTTCCGTAACTGGGCGAACACTAACACCGGCAGATCCAATCCGGTTATTTTTATTAGTAATTACTAATATAGTCATTCTGCTACTTAATCGGATTAATGATACCGGCAAGCAAAATTTATTGGCGTATGCAAGGGGCGATAACCTAGACCATATAGGTATTGCATTAGGAGTGGAACGTTTACAAGCTACAGGTGCAGTTACCACAATGAAGTTAACCGCATCAATGGCAAGACCAGATGGAATTGCGATTCCTAAAGGCACACGATTTACTTCGGGAGATGGTGCATTTTTTGCACTAACTGAACCTTACTATCTGTCAGCTACGCAAACAACAATAAGTGTAAAAGCGGTATGCACAGAAGCTTCAGATAAAGGGAATGGCTACCCGGTGGGGTCGATTACCACCCTTGTAGATCCTATTCCATATATCGCTAGTGTAACTAATATTACAATCTCTGAAGGCGGTGCTGATACGGAGACAGACGATGCATTCCGTGAACGTATTAGGGAGGCCCCTGAAAGCTTCTCTTGTGCAGGTGCAGAAGGGGCTTACGAATTTTTTACTAAAAAAGCCTCTGCTCTTATCAGTTCCGTAAAAGTGGTGTCGCCTAAACCAGGTGATGTGGTTGTATATCCGGGTCTTGTATCTGGTGAAATAGCAAAGGAGGAAATCCTCAAATTAGTGGAAAGCGCACTTACTGATAAGAAGGTGCGGCCACTCACTGATAATGTATCAGTAAAGGCGCCTACAGTTAAAAACTATAGTATAGACTTGCAGTACTACATTGATTCCGCTAACGCCTATTATGCGGATACAATTAAAACTCGTGTTGATGAAGCTGTCACAGATTACATAAAATGGCAATCTGCAAAAGTAGGTCGTGATATTATACCGTCTGAATTAATTCGTCGAGTTATGGAGGCGGGGGCCAAACGTGTTACCGTAACTTCGCCTACTTTCACAGTTATTAAAGACGGACGTAAAGAGGATGGTTATCAAGTTGAGTTAGCGCAATGTACCGGAAAGACAATTACCTATGGAGGCGTGGAGCATGAATAATCTCTATGATTTTAATCTAAAAGATACGTTGCCTAGCTCGATTGATAATGATGAAAATATCCAAGCTCTCGCAGAAGTTATCACCCTACGGTTTATCGACCTCATGCCTGTTGTTGATAAATTAACTATATTATCCCATTTAAATGAGCTAAGCACTCCTATTTTAGACGAGGTAGCATGGCATTTACATGTTGACTTCTACAACGAAGCGGCAACCCGAGAACAAAAGATTAAATTAATCCTAAGTTCCATTGCATGGCATAGAAGGAAGGGCACTGCAGGGTTGGTAGAAGAAGCCATCGGCGAGTTGTATTCGGAATGTGAGGTTATTGAAAACTGGGACTATGAAGGGGGGAAACCCTATCATTTTAAGTTACAAATGACCGGATACATGATGACTCCTACTATTCGTGAAAGAGTATTGCGAATATTAGATTTTGTTAAGAATAAGAGGTCGTGGCTGGATAGTATAGAATATGTGCACGAAATAAACTCTGAAGGTATCTATATTGGTGGTGTAACCACTTCGGCAGGGAGCGCCGTGATTGAGCCTTCCTTGAAAATCACTATAGAGCCGCAGATTCAGAAAGTTTATATAGGTGGTGCAGCTACTACTTATCAAATTATTCATGTTTAGGAGGTACAAATGGCAAAATACCCTGCTGTCATTACAACAATGGCAGGTACTAATGCAACAGCGGAAGCTAACGCAAGCAAGCAGGCTTTAATTTTTACTAAAATTGTAATTGGCGCAGGTGATCCACCTGCATCAATTGCTCGTGCTACAGGTTTAACTGATAAACGATTAGAGTTGGCTATTACTAAAAGCACTAAGTCCGGTGACGGACAATTTACAGTTCAAGCTTCTTTATCGAACGCGAATTTAGGAACTGGTTTCTATGCACGTGAAATTGGATTGATGGCTAAAGTAGGCGAATCTGGACGAGAGGTTCTTTTCTCTTACACGAATGGCGGTAGTTATGTGGACTATATCCCAGATAAGACTACGCCTATGGACAGCTATACATTCACTATTACAACAGTGATTGGGAATGCCGAAAAAGTACAAGCTATTGTACAGGACAACGGATATGCAACAATTCATGATTTAGTGGAGCACAATAAATCGGCTAATGCACACCGAGCTGAGTTCGATAAGAAACTTGATGTAAGTTCTAGACAGTATATTAAAACGCTCACTAAACACAATGAGGGCATTCAAGTTACTAAAGGTGACAATTCACAAGAAATTATTAACTTCATTACTTCTAACTACAACGATAGCGATACAAACAAAGTGTTAAATCTTGCTACACTTAAAAGTATTTTGGGCCAAGGTGGTATTGTGGCATCTAAACTTGATCGCGATAATGGCTATGTGAAATTTACCAACGGCTTTATTTTACAATGGGGATTAACTTGGTTCGAAGGCCAAAATACTTACCGTGATATTACGTTGCCGATAAATTGTAATGTATTGGTTGCGCTTGCTACTGATGACGTAACCGGTAGTGCTACGAGCGGTGACGAATTCTATCTAACGTGGAATAGTGGTTTTTCTGCCAACAATAAGGTTTCTATCCGTTTCCTAACTAATAGAGGGAGCGCCGGAAGCTTCTCTTGGCTATGCATAGGTAAAGTATAAAAGGGTGGGGAGGAAAAGATGAATCAATATGTATTTGTACTAGATGCACAAGGTAAGCGCATTACCTCATTTGTTGATAACACCGTAACGCAAGATGAATTACTGGCAACTGCTAAACAGGACTATCCTAATGCAGCTGACTATATTTATTCTGCAGACGGCGATAATATGCTTGATGAATTTATGAGCGGTAGGCTATATGTAAATGGACAATTTGTATCTGCTCCAATTCATGAGTTAACGAAGGCAGAAAAAATTGCAGAAATTCGTGCATATTACAATGGGCGATTTGAAACGTTAGACCAAGCGCTGATACGCAGACGACTAGCGAATGGCGATATAACTGATTTGCAAGAGCAGTTTAAGAAAATCAATGCGGAAATGATTGCTAAGATTAAGGCGGTGAAATAACTATGGCAGATATTAAAAGCGATGTTCCAGTAATGCATTTTTGTGAATACTGTTGGGCTACTTTAAATACTGATGGCACCTGTCCGACAGAAGGGTGCATTCACAATGAACTGATGGACTTAGAAGTTGGTGAAGATAATGACGCCGGTCAAGCATAATCTATCAGCTATTAAGGGCGAGTTCATCACCTTAACGATTGGATATAACAGCTTAGTAGAGCCAGAGGATTTGTTTGCATGTATAAGACAGTCTACTTATGATGAATGGTATAGAGCCAAATTCAATATTATAGTGTCAAAGGATAATTTAGCAGCAGGTGAACGCTGTAGAATTATCCTTTCTTTGGATACAAAAGAATTACTTGACGGCCGATACGTGTGGGATTTATTTGTTTGGGCAGACGGTAGACCTGTTAAATGTCTCGTTAAAGGTCAATTAACCATTCTTGAAGGCGTCAGCAACAGAGGTAAATAATATGGATGATATTAACATTTACGCAGGCGAAGGGGATGCAGTAGTCATTGAAGGTCACACTCAAATTATTAAAATGAGAGGCCCCAAAGGCGATGCAGGGCCACCTGGACCACCTGGACCTAAAGGAGAACCAGGCGAGCCGGGTAAAAATGGTGCAGATGGTGCAGATGGTGCAAGAGGAGAGCAAGGCCCTCCGGGTCCTAGGGGCGAACCATTACGATTTGAGGATTTAACCGAAAATCAAAAACAACAACTCAAAGGA